CGGCACCACCGTGAAGAAGGACGTACGCTGCGCGCAGTGTGGCGCGCTGATCGCCGGGTAGGTCCGACCTATAATACAGGAACACGATGTCCGCGAACATGACCATTCCCGAGATCCCCTGGACGCCGCCCGGCAAGCGGCTCGAGGCGGGGAGCGATCGGTTCCCGGAGCGTCGCTGCATCGCCCACTCCAAGAACAGTGGTGCGAAGGTCCAGTGTAAGAACCCGCCCATGCGGGGCAGCATGGTGTGCAGGCACCATGGAGGAGCGACACCAGTGGCACGTCAGGCAGCAAAGGCGAGGCTGCTCGCCATGTGCGAGCCGGCGTTCAAGGTGCTCCAGGACTGCATGGAGGATCCCAACGCGGAGTGGGCCGACAAAATCCGCGCCGCGAACTCTGTGCTGGACCGCGCGGGCTTCACGGCCAAGGCCCAGCTCACCGTGAAGCACCAGCAAGAGAACCTCGATGGCATGACGCGCGACCAGCTCGTGGCACGTGGCGAACGCATCATGCACCTGCTGAAGGAACGCTCCGAGGACGTCATCGACGCAGTGGTGGAGTCCGAGGCCAACGGCACGGAGGACGCGGCGTGAGACACTACGTGCGGCACGCGGACCACGAGCTCATCGCTCTCGCCATCACGCTCTACATTGTGGCGCTCATCGCGGCGGTGTGGAAATGAGACGCCGTGGATTCCTCGGCGCACTCGCCGCGGCGGTGGCCGCTACGAAGGTCGGCCCAGTCATCGCTGCGAAGACCAAGCTCGCGGAGACGACGGGAGTGTTGGCCTCGGGCGTTGCGTACACCGGGTATCAGCACGAGGGTGTCAGCATCACGATGCCCGACGACGAGCAGCCTAGTGGCTACCACACGCAGCACCTGGGAGAGAACGGACGCCTCGTGGCGGTGACGTACCCGGACGGCACCACGCACCTCTGCATTCCGCATGACGTAACGGTGCGACGGAGTCTCGGCATTATCACAAACGATCCGAACGCAAAGTAAGCATGGACTGCTACGCGTAATGGCGTAGGGTGGGTACCCATCAGGTGGAACGCAAAGCCACCCAGTTCACCAAGTCCCACGCCAGCAACACGTGAGTGTATCGGTGAGTGAGTTAGTTCTCATGCACAGTACACTTACGTGCCTACACTCGCATACCAAGACGACCTCGAGGATAAGACTCCCGAGGAGCTGCTGACCGAACTCACGGCCACCCTCATGGCCCAGGAGCGGCAGCGCCTGCGCTCCTTTTCGGAGTTCGTGCGCAGCGCGTGGCACGTCGTCGAGCCCACGGTCCTCCTCACGTGGAACTGGCACCTCGACGTCATCTGTGACGACCTCGAAGATCTCTTCCACTCCCGCATACTGCGCGAGATCATCAACGTTCCGCCCGGCACTGCCAAGAGCCTCGTGGCGAGCGTCCTGTTCCGCGGCTGGGTGTGGACACAGAATCCGGCCTCCCGCTTCCTCACCGGGTCCTACGGCGCGCACCTCTCGCTCAGGGACAACGATCGCGTACGCACTCTCGTCAATAGCAAGTGGTATCAGGAGCGCTGGGGCGTCGGCTCTGGCGCGAAGAACCCAGTCACCCTCGTCACCGACGCAAAGGGTAAGCTGGAGACATCAGCCACGGGCTGGAGCATCGCCACCTCGGTGGACGGTGTCGGCACCGGTGAGCACCCGGACTTCACGATCATCGACGACCCGCTCACGCCGGGAGACGTTGAGTCCGACGTGGAGATTGCGAACGCGAACAACTGGGTGGACAAGACGCTCAGCACGCGCGGCATCATGCGCGGCGTACGCCTCCTGCTCATCATGCAGCGCCTGCACGTGCAGGACACCACGGCGCACCTCAAGAGCAAGACCACGGAGGGCCTGCGGCATCGTGTGTTCCCCATGCGCTACGTGCCAGAGACGCGCGATGCCGAGGGGAAAGTCACCTACACTCCCGACCCCAAGGACCCTCGTCAGGTACCCGGCGAGCTCCTCATGCCTCAGCTTCTCAACGAGCAGAGGGTGAAGCAGCTCGAGGCGGACCTCGGACCGTATGGGACCGCGGGTCAGCTGCAGCAGAACCCGGTCGTCGAAGGTGGCGGCCTGTTCCGTCGGGAGTGGTTCAAGTTCGTGGACGTTCGACCCGCGCACCCCATGCGCCGCGTCAGAGGCTGGGACACCGCGGGCACCGAGCTCGGCGGCGATTGGACCTGCGGCGTGCGGCTCTCGGAGGACGAGGAGGAGCGCATCTACGTCGAGCACGTCGCCCGCAAGCAGGTCGCCGACGCAGAGGCCTTCATCGTCTCTGTCGCCAAGGAGGACGGTAAGAGCGTCGCCCAGCGCGAGGAGAAGGAGGGTGGCGCGAGCGGCAAGGCCGTCATCATGGCACGTGCCAAGAAGCTCAAGGGCTACGACTATCAGGGTGTCGTGCTCAGCACCGGTAAGATCGAGCGAGCGAAGGGATTCCGCACGCAGTGCGCCGCGGGCAATGTGTTCCTGGTGCGCGGCGAGTGGAACACCGAGTACCTCGATGAGCTGTGCGCCTTCCCCGTTGGGACGCATGACGATCAGGTCGACGGCAGCAGCGCCGCATACAACGCACTCATCCTCGAGCCGCGGAAGCGGAAGGTGAGTCTCACGTGGGGTCGACGGCGATGAACTGGCACCTTAGTGGTCATCGGCCCGTGCTCGGCTACGAGGACATAGACGGCATGGAGTGTCCCGTGCTAGGTGCACCGCGCTTCTACGCATTCGGCATTCGCATTCCACGACGTCTGTGGCGTAGATTGGCGGGACTGCGATGAAGGTCAACGTCATCGACTACAGCACGGGCTCCACGCTGTTGATGTGGCACTGCCCAGCCTGCGACACGAGTCACAGCGTGCACGTCAAGCGAGCGCCAGGCGAGGAAGGTCCGGTGTGGACGTGGAACAACGACATCCACAACCCGACGATTCAGCCCAGTGTTCGAGTCTCAGGCACGCGGCCTCTAACCGAGGACGAGTATCAACGTGTCATCCGCGGTGAGAAGGTGGAGACGGTCGACACCACCTGCCACTTCCACATCATCGACGGCAAGATCGCCTTCTGTGGCGATTGCACCCACGCCCTCAACGGTAAGACCATCGACATGGTGGAGGACTAGGTGGGCGCGAGACTAACAAAGGTCCTGCGCGGTCTCCGCGGCATTCTCACGGACAGGCTCTCCCTCTCTGGTGAGGGCTTATCGTTCGAGGGTAAGCGGAACGTCTCGGCCGCGTTCGGCTACAAGAAGACGCTAACCGTCCGGGACTTCCGGGCGCGGGCCAAGCGGAACGGCGTTGCGAGCCGCATCACCAAGGCGTATCCCACCGCCACGTGGCGCGGTCAGGACGTCGAGCTCATCGAGAACATCGACCCGCAGGTGACGACGCCGTTCGAGCAGGCGTGGACCGATCTCAATCGCGTCTTCAAGGTGTGGGCCAAGTTTCGTCGCGCAGACCGCCTCGCTCACTTCGGTCGGTACGCGGTCATCTACATCGGCACCGACGCCCGCGGCTCTGAGCTCGTCAACCCACTCACGAGCCTCTCACCAGACCAGCTCCGCTATCTCGCGTGCTTCGACGAGGAGGACGCGAAGATTCAGGAGTGGGACAAGGATCCGAAGTCGGAGACGTATGGGCGTCCCAAGACGTATAAGTTGAAGCGGCTCACCGACGCGGCCGAGGCCGGTGGTGACACCAGTGCCATCGTGCACGCCAGCCGCATCATCCACATCCCAGCCTCAGAGCAGTTGGATGACGATCTGTTCGGTGAGCCCATCCTCGAGGCGTGCTGGAACTATCTGGATGACCTCGAGAAGGTGAGTGGCGCTGGCGCCGAGGCGTTCTGGCTCCGTGTGCACCAGGGCTACGTCCTCAACGTTGATCCCGAGCTGGAACTCGAGGCGCAGGGCGAGGAAGATTTACAGGATGAGGCCGAGGCGTTCGTCAACGGCTTCCAGCGATTCATCCGCACGCGTGGCGTCGAGGTCAAGGCGCTCGGTTCGGACGTCGCGAACTACGGACCGAACGTCGCGTCGAGCATCGGCCTCATCTCGGCGACGACGGCGATCCCACAGCGCATTCTCCTCGGTAGCGAGCGTGGTGAGCTGGCCTCGACGCAGGACGATGCGAATTGGGCGTCGCGCATCAACGATCGTCGTCACGAGTACGCCGAGCCGTTCATCGTGCGGCCGTTCGTCGAGCGCATGACCGCGCTGGGCGTGCTGCCCGCGGTGGGAAACGCCGAGCGCATTCTCGCGGAGGATGACGATAGCGGTGACGCGCCCGTTGTGCAGAGTGACTACACCGTCGCGTGGCCCAAGCTCCAGGACGTTCCCATCGAGAAGCGGCTCGACATCGCCAAGAAGGCGGCCGATCTCAACAAGGCGGCGGGCGACGTCGTCATCACCAACTCCGAGATTCGCAACGACTTCCTCGAGATGGAGCCGCTCACCGAGGAGCAGCTCAAGGAGATCGACGACAAGAAGGCCGAGGAGGCCGCCAAGAAGCAGGCGGAGCTCGATGCGATGGTGAAGGCCGGTGGCAGTGATCCCGAGAAGAAGCCCGCGCCCAAGCCTGGAGAGAAGGTTGCATGAGTCTCGTACACCGCTCCCTCCGCGTCAGTGTAAAGCCGGCACAGATCCGCGCAGCGACCTTTCAGGGTCGCAAGCACCTCGTGTTCCCCGTCATGGCGTGCATGGAGGGTGTCGTGCACGCGATGGGATCCGACGCGCCGGAGCTCGTCGACTTCAGCGTCCTACAGCGCACGGCGGATCAGTGGAACGGTAAGCCCATCGTCGGTGGTCATCCCGTCGTTAACGGTGAGCCCGTCAGCGCCAACGATCCGGATGTGTACCAGGCCGAGACGTTCGGCCTCATGTTCCTCGCTGGCACGAACGCCGAGACTCGCAAGTTGGAGGTCACCGCGTACGTCGACCCGGCCAAGGCGACGACGAGGATCGCCAGGGATGTGGTCGATCGCCTAGAACGTGTGATGGCTGGCGAGGACGTGCAGCCAATCGAGGTTAGCATCGGCGCCTTCGTGGCGCTGAGCAACGAGTCAGGAGAGTTCAAGGGCAAGCGCTACAAGCGGCGGTGGGTCGATCTCACAGCCGATCACCTCGCTCTCCTCGAGTCGGGAGACCGTGGCGCGTGCTCCATCGACATGGGATGCGGCGTTCGAGCCGCGCAGGAGAACGATATGACCGAACAGAAGAGTCTCCGCGAGCGGCTCATGAGTCTCGTCGCCGCCGCGTTTCGCGCCAATCTGTCC